ATAAAGGTGTAGACACAGTTAAAACACAGAGTCAGGAGTTGGCAAAATGAAAATGATATTGGCATTTGTTTTAGTTTCAGCCCTTGCCGCTTGCTCAACTGTAGCAGGTGTAGGTAAGGATATTCAATCCACAGCAGAGTGGACAAAAGAAAAGATGTCAGGAAAATAAAATGAAAAAAGTTTTAATACTAGTTCCCATTGTTGCTATGCTAGCGGCCTGTGGTACAACTGATGTATATCAGAAACGTGCAGACAACGAGCGTGTTTATAAAGAACGTCAAGTTGAACGTGCAATCGATCAAGCGCCTAAATGGATGACTCAAGTACCTTTGAGTAATTCGGCAGTGTATGCTTCTGGTACTAGTGCCAGCGGTGACTACTCGATGGCTATGACTAAAGCCAAAGCAGATGCCTACAGCAAGATCTGTATGGCCGCTGGTGGCACAGTTAGTCAACGTACAAAGATTTATAAATCCGATACAGCAGATGCTAGCTCAGAGTTGAGCGAAATGGTTCTACGCACCAGCTGTAAGGAAGTTGACATTACTGGTGTAGAAACTGTTGAGAAGAAAATAGTTTCCGAAGGTAACCGGTTCCGTGCATACGTCCTCGTAGCACTACCAACTGGTGATGCTAATATTCTAAAGAAGGCTAAGGATCAAAAGCGTCTTAACGAAATTGCCGCAGAACGTGCTCCTGAAGCATTTAAGGAATTAGACGATACCGATAAGCCAGCAGGCAAGCCAGTATCATTAAATTTAATGCCTGTAGACAATGCAGAATATAAAGCTCGTCGTGATGCCGCACTACAAAAACCCGGCGCAGTAATTGGTCAAGTATCAGTCCAGTAATATGTGGCGCAGGATAATCTGGCAACCTAGTGGCGGGTATTGGCTCTTCTATTGGAGTGCCATTTACCTTGCTATAGGAATGTATTCGATCTTTGTTGAAAAATTTGCGCCGTTTGAGTTGATTCAAATTGGATGGGTGTGTATAATTGCATTACCGTTAGTTTGTAATCCGCTGGCTCGCTGGCTTAATATGAAAGAGAATAATATGTTGAGTATGTTTAAAAAGAAACCTAGTAATGTTGTACCGTTTCCCAAAGAGCCTGAACACGGTGGCGGAGACGGTGGTGGATATCTTCCTCCTGAGCCTAAGAAGCCAAGCGTAACTTATTATACACTAGGCATGACTAGCGAGAATCGACTAGAGTTTAAGATGGGTTATAGTGCCATTACTATGAACCACGGTGGAGTTGTTAATTTGATTGAGCAATTAAAGACTTTCCAAAAACAACTTGCCCAATATGAAGGCATCGAGGAAGAAGAAAATGCTTGATTGGTTTAAACGTAATCAATATGAAATATCATTTTTTATTGCCGGCTGGTGTGCCCTAGCCACTATCGACTGTTTTGGTCGGGGTGACTATGTTTGGGCATTAGTTAATGCATTTTTAGTTTGGTTTAATATTAGATTAAACAAATGACCAGAGCAGTATGGTGGTGGCCAGGGCCGGACGAGAAAGTTTTATCAATGTCGCACAGAAAGAAACAAATGAAATTCAAAAAGAAACCAGTAGTAATTGAAGCAGTAAAATTTACATACGATGAATCAGGTATGATCGCCCTTAAATCATTTTGCGGAGATGCCTTAGGCAATGTTCGCAAAGAACGCCATCCAACTGCTAAAGCAGAAGCAGAGATTGGTACACTGGAAGATGGTATCCATTTGAAGGTACAGCATATCGCAACTGAAGGTGATTGGATCATTAAAGGTGTACAAGGCGAGTTCTATGCTTGCAAGCCGGATATTTTTGAAGCTACTTACGAGCCAGCAGAATGAAGTTCTTTGAACCCTTGCGCGATGACCTAATGGTCCAGCAACAAGTTTCAAATAGTTGGGAACACATGGTAGGTGTTATCATGTTGAACCAAACTGGCCGCAAACCTGTCAAGATGACCTTGCCCGAATTCCTATACTGGTTCCCTACTCCGCATGCTCTGCTCAAAGCCGATCCCGACTTTGTCAAAACTATCCTAGCACCCTTAGGTATGATGAATATTCGTTATGAACGACTAGTGCGTATGAGCCAAGATTACTTGACCTGGGACGGGGAAGATGCTAAAAAGTTATATGGCATTGGAAAATATGGTAGCGACAGTTATGAGATATTCTTCAAACACAACTACTCAGTAGAGCCTACAGACAAAGAATTAAAAAGATATTTAGAAGAGGAAGTATATGAATCCGTTTCGTGATCAAGAAAAGTTTATGAAGGCCTGTGATCAGACAGTTGAAGGCTTTAATGTGGATCAATTTAAACTGTATGTTTCATTAATTGATGAAGAGTTTAAAGAACTTAATGTTGCTATTAACAACAATGACCATGTAGAGACACTAGATGCACTTATCGATATTTTAGTAGTTACTATTGGAGCCCTACATTCGTTAGGCGCCGACGGTGAAGGTGCATGGAAGGAAGTTATGAATACTAACTTTGCTAAGATTGATAAAGAAACTGGCAAGGTTCGCAAGCGTGAAGATGGCAAGGTCCTAAAGCCGATTGGCTGGACACCACCTGAATTGAAACAATTTATTAAAAAGGAAAACAATGCCTAATTTAGTACCAATGGTAATCGAGCAAGAAGCTCGAGGAGAACGTAGTTATGACATTTACAGTCGCTTGCTCAAGGACCGCATTGTTATGTTAGATACAGATGTAAACGAACATAGTGCTAGTTTGATTGTAGCACAGTTGTTATTTTTAGAAAGTCAGGGCAATGAGGATATTAGTTTTTTCATTAATAGTCCTGGCGGTGTCGTTACCGCTGGTATGGCTATTTACGATACTATGCAATTCATTAAGTGTGATGTATCCACAATCGTTATGGGCCAGGCCTGTAGTATGGGAAGCCTGCTTGCTACTGCTGGTGCTCCTGGCAAGCGTAAAATGCTTCCAAACGCTAGACACATGATTCACCAACCCTCGGGCGGTGCAGGTGGACAAGCTACGGACATGGAAATCCAAGTAAAAGAAATCCTAAAAATGAAACAGAATCTAACCCAGCTTTATGTTAATCATAACAGCAAGGGTAAAACTTTTGATGAGTTTTATACAGCTATGGAACGGGATAACTTTATGAGTGCCCAAGAAGCATCGGATTTTGGATTGATTGACGAAATCATTACAAAACGCCCATAAAGTGCGTATATAATTGGTTGCCGTAGTATACTATAAATAGCTATACTAGGAGTGTACTATGGCCCAACTACCATTTGATTGGTCGGAAATTACTCGCAGTAATCTGTACTCTATGTTCTATTCGCTTAACAGTGAGCTTGTAGGCAAAGAGTTATCTCCTAGTCAAATGCAAAAACGTATTACCCGACACGTCAAGCATCATTTGCCTATCAAGATCAAAAAGTGTATACATGCGCCTACAACTAAAGGTTATGTGTTTATGGGCGGTGTCTACTATAGCGATAAAGATGCTAAATCAGTGCCAGCTATAGAAGTTAATTTTAACTATAATCCAACTAATCGTAAGTTAAAACTTACACAATATCGTTTTAAGCGTATGGCTGTTCGTTTTGCAGATGTAGTGCTACACGAAATGATACACATGCGTCAATTCCGAGCTCGTAACTTTAAATCGTTGCCGGGCTATCAAAGTACAGCAGAACTAGCCAAAGAACGCAAAGAACAAGAGTACTATGGGGATCGCGACGAAATGGGCGCATTTGCTTTTAATACAGCCTGCGAACTAGTCGATCGGTTCGGATACGATCCACACGTAATTGGAAAATATCTAGACTCTGATCAAGCCAAACGCCACAAACACAGCTGGTGGTATTACTATTTAAAGACATTCAATTTTGATCACAATCATCCAATTATCCGCAGAATGAAAAACTTGATTATGCGCCAATTGGAAAATGCCTATCTAGGTAAACCATTTAAGACTACAAATCATTTGACATACTGATAACTAGACTGTATAATATACACTTATACAGTTAATCATTGGAGTCAACATGAGCATTTGTGCCAGTCACATTTGGAGTTTGGAAAGTCATCCAAGCCGTTTAAACAAAGAAGCTATCATTGAAACTATTGCTCAGGAAGGCAATAAGGAATTCTTTGAAGGTTGCCGACTTGCTCTTGATCCAATGATAACTTTTGGCTTAAAACAAATACCGGAGAAAACAGATGAAGATGGCCCTGGTTTACCTTGGGACAGTTTTACTCTCGCTCTTACTGGCTTTACAACTCGCAATGTCACAGGTAATACAGCTCGCGACATGATTCAAACAATGATGAAGAGTGCCACTAAGAAAGAGTGGAACGGTTGGTATCGTAGAATTTTAATCAAAGACTTACGCTGTGGTGTAAGCGAAAAAACAATTAACAAAGTAGTAGAGAAAAAATATGCTGATTACAGTATTCCTGTGTTTGGTTGCCAGCTTGCCCACGATAGTGCTAATCATGAAAATAAAGTCTCGGGCAAAAAACTTATT